CTGCAGCTGGAGCGAGACCTGCTGGGACTGGCAACGCCTGCAGAGGTCGTGGTCACACTGGCACAGGAGGACCCGTCAGCGATGGCCCACGAGCTGGCCGATGTCCTGCCGTTCGTGGCGTCGATGCTGGGACCGGAGGGCCGTCAGGTCATCGATGCCGCATTCACCGAGGTGCCGGCACTTGCCGCGCCACCGACTGACTGAGGATCAACCCATGCCAGCTCCACCAGCTAAGTACCGATTCGGATCCCGCAGCCGTGCCAACCTGTCGGAGTGCCATCCCGATCTGCAGATCCTGTTTCTGACNGTGATCCGCACACACGACTGTAGCGTCATCGAGGGTGCCCGGGGTGAGTCCGAGCAAAACACAGCCGTGTCGCAGGGAAGGTCTAAGGCCCGATGGCCCCGGTCGAACCACAACGTGGACGGGGTCAAGCGGCGGACCTCGTGGGCGGCTGACGTGGTGCCATACCCGGTCGACTGGGAGGACCGGGATCGGTTCGTCCGGTTTGCAACGTTCGTGCTCGACACGGCATCCAAGCTGCGGGCAGCTGGTGTGATGTGCCACGAGGTTCGCAGCGGTGGCGACTGGGACCGTGACGGCATCTTCGATGACTGGGACATGCCTCACTTCGAAATCATCGACGTGGAGCCGGGGCAATGAATACCTGCTGTGAGGACCCGGGNAACCAGCGCTTGGACGTGGCCAGCGGGGAGCTTGANTGCGTCAGCTGCGGGGCAACGATCGAAAACATGGACGACATCAGGCGGGAGGCATTTGCTGGCGGCATCATCGACGGGTTGGAGGATGCGGTCAGGGCTGGGGGCCTGAATGTTCAACGGCTGCCGTTGCACGAGTTGAAACAGGATCCGGGCAACCCTAAAGGCCACACTGAGCGGAATTACCGGGCCATATCGGCATCCCTGTCCGAGCATGGACAGGTTGCCCCGCTCATAGTCCAGCAGAGCTCCAGAATCATCATCGCGGGCAATGCCACTGCACTGTCTATGGCCGCTCTGGGCATGACCTATGCTGATGTGGTTCTGCTGGACGTGGACGATCGGGAACGCCGGAGGCTGGCGGTCAGGCTGAACCGAACGTCGGAGTTGGGCATTTGGGTGCCGTCTGTTCTCGCGGAAGTTCTCGACGACTGGAGCGGGGCCTATGACGATCTATGGGATGCAGACGAGGCGGTGGCACTGTTCGATACTGGCCACGCGGCACCCGCCGACGATGCCCTCCCTGACTCGTCAGATGATGGTGACCTCGACATCATCCCTGACGACGTGCCAGCCATCACCCAGCCCGGTGAGGTCATCGAGTTGGGACGGCATACCCTGCACTGTGGTGATTGCCTGGAGGTGATGCGCTCCCTCCCTGATGCCTCAGTGCATGCCGTGGTCACAGACCCGCCCTATGGGCTCTCACCGGACGGCAGGGCTCGAACGTGGGACGACATCGAGGATGGCCGCACACGCGGCGGATTCATGGGTAAGGGCTGGGACTGTGCTGTGCCTGGCATCGAATGGGCGCGGGAGTGCCTACGTGTTCTGAGGCCTGGAGGCTATGTCGTCGCGTTCGGCGGCACACGGACCATTCACCGGCTGACGTCCGCGCTGGAGGATGCAGGATTTCAGATCCGAGATCAGATCGGGTGGGTGCAGTGGCAAGGGTTCCCGAAGAGCCATAACGTCGCCATTCAGATCGATAAACAACAGGGCGCCATGGGCCACCGGGGCCGCGCGCATCATGCCTATGCACCTGGAAAGGATTTCCAATCAAGGGATATGGCCGATCCGGTTGCAATGCCGGAGCATGTGGGGATCACCGAAGACGCCAAACGATGGGCGGGATTCGGCACCGCCTTGAAGCCGGCCACGGAGCCTGCTGTGCTCGCNCGCAAGCCACCCGAAGGCACCATAGCTGAGAACGTGCTGGCCCATGGTGCGGGTGCCCTGAACATCGACGGGTGCCGATACGCCTATGGTGATCCGGCTTGGCCTGGTCCGCAGGGCGAGTGGTCATACCCAGATGGGCCCGGCGGCAACACTTGGACTGTGGGTGGTGGGCCAGACGGAACCCGGGGCGATCCTGTCGCTGCGTCCCCTCTCGGCAGATGGCCCGCCAACATATACGCCACACCCAAAGCGAGCCGGGGAGAACGGGAGGCGGGGTGCGGTGAGTTGCCGGATCGTGTGGGTGGCGGGATGTCGGGGACGAGGGATCAGACACTACTGACCGGCGGTGGCAACATCCGAAACAATCAAGTGGTCAACCACCATCCCACGGTCAAACCCGCAAAGCTGATGCGGTGGCTCGTTCGTCTCGTTGGATGCCAACCCGGATCCGTCATCCTGGAACCGTTCGCCGGTTCGGGNACCACGATGGTTGCCGCGGAGGTGGAGGGGTTCACTTGCATCGGAATCGAGATGGAGCCTGCNTANTGCGANATCACCCGGGCACGGCTGGCCCATGCCATCGGCACCGGGGANGAGGGTGCATGATCTGACCCGCATAGCCGACCGGGTTGACCGGTTNCGGCGGTTCCTGTTGGCGTACCCGCTGGCCCGGGCGCGATTATGGACATCGGGCCGCACCAGCCAACGGGATGCAGTGCAGGCGGTGCTGAGTGCCGGGATGTGCGGGCTATTGACGGGCGGCAATCGATCCGGCAAATCCGAAGCTGGCGCAATGCTGGCGGTGGCATTTGCTCTGGGTCGAGACCATCCAGCGGTGAGGGCATGGGCACAGGTCAACGGGCTGGACATCAGCCGCATCCAGGCGGGCCCGGGAGTCGTGTGCTGCAGTGCTCTCACCGGCAATGAGTCCAAGCGAATCCAGCGGCCGAAGGTGACCGAATACCTCCCAGCCGGCACGGACTGGAGCAACCAATTCGGGAGCGGTGAGGCCACGGCTCGACTCCCGGGTGGCGCTGGTGTGGTGATTTTCAAGTCGAACGACCAGACAGCACGGGCATTTGCCGGTGCGGCGTGGCACTTCCTCTGGATGGATGAGGAGCACGATGAGCCGGTCTTCAATGAGGCCCGTATGAGGCTGGCCGATCACGCCGGAGCGGCAGTGCTCACCATGACCCCGCTAAAGGGCAGGACCTGGGTATACCGCCGGTTCTATGAGCCGACCCATGACGAGTATGAGGGCGACTGTGCGAGCTATGCCCTGAACAGCCGGGACAATCCGCACGTACCCCAGTGGTTCCTGGATAAGTTGCTGTCTAAGTATGGCGCCCACGAGCGTGCAGCTAGAGAGCGTGGATCGTTCGTCACCCTGGAGGGCCGCGTCTACGAGTTCAGCAGGGAGCTCCACGTGGTGCCCGCATTCCCTGTGCCATTGTCGTGGGCCAGATTTCAGGGCTGGGATTTCGGCCATCGCAATCCGGCGTGTGTGCTGTGGCTGGCGTTGGATCCAGACGATGATGTTTTACACTGCTACCGCGAGCACCGATGTGCTGGCTGGACGACCAAACAGCATGCGGAGCACGTGCTGGCGGTGGAGACCTGTCCCAGCTGTCAGGGTGAACCGGTGCGGGATGACGGGGACGACGATGTGTCAGCGCATCCCGATCGGTGGCGGCGTGAGGGTGACGACGGGGTGTATGCATTCGACCGCGGCCAGTGCCGCGCGGAGTGGCATTGCCGGGACTGCACCGATCACCCGGGCCGCACTGAACCAGAGCCGGAGTGGCGGGTAGCGGACCCCGCAGCCAAGGGGGATCGGAAGACCCTATCGAGGCACCACGGGATCAAGACGACTCCCGCCGACAANGCGGTCAGGCCTGGTATCAACGACGTGTCCGAACGGCTGGCACTGGACGCCATCGGACGGCCGCACCTCGTGATCCACAGCTGCTGTCCGCACACGATNGCAGAATTTGAGGGCTATGTNTGGAACCCGACGAAGAGCAAGGCCGATGCTCCGGACATGCCGCTGAANCGGAACGATCACGCTATGGACGTCGTGCGCTATGTGTGCCGCCGGTTGTCTCGTCGTCAAGGGTTTGGCGCCACCGCCTGAAGTTGACGCCGGTTGTCCTGTGCCATCCGTCAAGGTACGGTGAGGTCATGGCATGGTTTGATCCGAGATCCTGGGACTGGATTCAGAAGGCGTTGACGACCCGGGTGAATGTGCCCGATCACGGGGCGGACAGTGCACAGGAACATGCGCGGGATCCCGGGTTCGACCAGCTTCACTCCATGGCGGCCATGGCGCGGTTTGCCTACGTCCATGCCGCGGCATCCCGACGGGCTGCCGACATGGCCAGCCTTCCGCTGAAATTGTANGCGGGGAATCCTGACCGAGATCCCGANGCTGANGAGATTCCCAGCCACCCGATGCTGGACCTGATGGAGCACCCGAACACGGAAGACACCGGGGAGGAGTTGCGCCGTCAGGCGGCTATCGATCTGATGCTCCCCGGCAATTCTTATCTGCTGAAGGTGGGGGCCGTGCCGGGTGCTCCACCTACGTCGCTGCTCCGATACCACCCGGACGAGGTGCGGATCGTGCCACAGCGGTACGGGCGACGAATCAAGCAATATGAGCTCGGTGCTGGCGCCTCGGTGATGTGCGTCGATCCTGATCTGGTGCTGCACACGCGCGGGCCAAGCTGGCGCCCTGGTGCAGAGGGGTTGTATGGGCAGGGCAATATCGAGGCGCTGTCCGACGAACTG